GTCACAGTCAATGGCGACTTCGACTCTTTTCGTGCTGCTTTTGACAAGCGCAGCAACTCCCAGCCTGACAAAGATGACGACTGCACACCGGTCTTCATGAAGGCAGCTACCAAGCTCTGGAACGATGTTTTTGATTCAACCACGCCTTTCGAGCCATTCGACACCGATGATATCATCTACGAGAGATGGATATCAAAGTTCGACGATGCAAAAAGACAGAGGATGGAGCGGGCGACTGAAAGATTGCCTGCCATCTTCGACCAACCACACGAGTTGGGCCGGAAAGAGTTATTCGTTAAAGTGGAGGCACTGCTCAAGCGTTACGACGCTAAGTGGGCTCCGCGATTGATCTATCAAGGATCAGACGAATTCAATGCTTTAACCGGTCCCGTGGCTATGGTCATTTGCGAACGTCTCAAAGAACTTTTTGACTCCAAACGTATTGGCCCCATCTCTGTGAAGATGGCATACAAGGCCAACGATGTCGACTTAGCGGAGCACCTTGTCCATGGTCAGGACGAGGGGCTTGTTCACACCTTTGAAGCAGATTTCTCAGCCAACGACTTGCGTCAGCGCTACGGTGCTAACGTTATTTTTCAATTAGTCTGTCGGCGATTGGGCGCACCACCATGGTTTGTGACACTCCTTGACAGGATGTCGTCTTTTACTGTGGTGAACTACGAATTCGGTCTCCGGGCTCAACTGGACCATCAATTGCCTACCGGAACAACAATCACCACCCCTAGAAATACAGTTTGGAACGTCACCATCGAGGCTGTCCATGCTATCGAGAACCACAACGCCGGTCGTGCAGTCGTCTTAGGCGACGACTGGCTAGCAGTTATGCTGCGCAAGGTTATCGGAATAGCGGAATGGACGGAGGAACATCCGAAGATGAAGATGACAACCGCAACGCCCTCCCTTTCGGGCGAGGCAACATTCATATCGCGACGAGTGTGCGTTTACAGCGAACGCCCATGCTTGGTTCCAAAACTAGGCAAGGCTTTGGCCCGCTTCAACGCGCGGTCAAACGCTAACGCGTCGGTCTCGGACTCAGCTTATATGGCTGGGAAGGCGCTCAGCTACGCCTACGAGTTCCGACATTTACCACTGTTGCGCGACTTATTTCTTGTTAGGTACAGGGGTGAGGGGGCTAAGGCTCAGGTTTCAGTGAGCGAAGTGTCTTGGTTTACGAGGACGTCAGGTATAGACCTTAACGAGCTTGAAGAGCTTATTATGAAAGAGAAGGTTTTAGCTGATGAAGATCAAACTCGTGAATTTTTAATGGATGCTTATGGAGACGAATTTGGCTTAGTTGATGCGCTTGATATATCTAGGAGGATAATTCTTGGATATGAGTTAACTAGCATAGAGGGTCCCGCTGCTCTTGAAGTGGATTACTGAATCGCCGATACACTGGCAGTTACGTCGTTCTCCGGACATATACAGTTGAGACGGACCACCTCCGGGGTGGTCAACCATTAAACAAAAAAA